TATAGTCACAAGGGTTGGGGCCGAATACCACCGATCCCCCCGCGGGGTTGGTGTAAGTAAATCGGCGTGTTACCTGCGCTGTATAGCCCATGTTTTCCCCTCCGTCAAAGGATACCGGCGGCAAGTTCCCGCTGTTGAATAAGTTGCAAGCGCCGAATAGCGGCATTATCAGGAACAGGGAAATTATAATTGTTCGTGACGTTTGAATTCCGTTGCATATTCCGCGTTTCGGAATTGTTGTATACATTGCTCCCCCTTGGCGCGTTTATCAATTCCGGGCCTCGTTCCCCTACAAGGGAAAGCCCGCCCGGTATGTTGCGCCCGCCCTTAGCATAGGCGGGAATTTCAAGCGCTTCAAGGCTCTTAATGATGGCATCGTAGGAATTCCCCACGGTCCCCCGCTCCGTGTCGGAGCTGAACCATGGCATTTCCCCGAGTGCCTTCTGTTTGGCTATCTTGGCCGAAGCGATGGCCATTGTTTGGTCTATCACGGCGCGGTCATGCTGATACTTTCGGTCTACGGCGTCCGCGGCCTCCTTGGCCTTGCGCTTTTTTTCTTCCCCCGCGGCTATCTCGTCGTCTATGGCCTTTTTCTTCTGTGCGTAGGTTACTTCCACCAATTCCCGCTCCGATAGCATGGATATCTCTTCTGCCGTGGCGTCCCCGCGTATCGCCTTCAGCTTGGCGCGCTCCACCATTTCGGAGTCTGAAAGCATTCCCTGCGCCTGAAGGCTTGCGGCTAGCTCCTCGTCAAGCTGTGCTTTTTTGGCTTCCACGCCCCTTTGGTTGGCCTCGTCTATCATTCCGTTTGCCTTCAGGCGCGCGTATGTCTCGGCGTCGATGGCGTCAAGCGTGTTTTGAAGCTGGGTCTTGTTGCTCTTGATCTTGTTATTCAGCACATCCGATTCGGAGTTTTTCACCGCGGCTGCTGATTTTTGGGCGGCAATTTCGGACTGGCGGAAAAGGTCAATCCCGCTCTGTACCACCACGGCGACGGCGGCCACAATGTAGCCAATGACGTTGGCGGAGGCCATTCCGATCTGAGCGGCGCTGGAAAGCACGGTGTCCGCTATGGTGTCGGTTGATGCGGTCATGGCCTGCGTTGCCATCTTTTCATAGGTCATGAATGAGTCAAGCGCGGCCTTATTGGCGGCGGCGGCGCTTTCCGCCTGGGCCTTGTCCCGCGCCTTGAATTTCTCGGCTGTCACCTTTATATCAGCGTCTTTTTTCGCTTCCCCGTCCGCAAAGGCTTTGGCGTTGGCGTTGCAAGCGTCGGCGTATGCCTGTTGGCCTGAAGCGTATGAATTCTTGCGCGCCTGTTCCTCCGCCTTGATCCGGTCGGCCTCGGCCTTGGCTTCCTGCTGGCCAAGGGTGGCTCGGTCATTAAAAACTTCCTGCGCGCGCTGGCGTGATTCGTCGGCCACGGCGTCTATGGCGGCCATCTGTGCATTGGAATAGGCAGCGCTCGCGGCTATGGCGGCCTGCGCGTCAAGGCTCCGCTGTACTCCCAGCTTAACGGCGGCTTCATAGGCTTCTTTTGCCGCCTTTTCTTCGGCTTCCTTCTTTTCCTTGGCGGCCTTTTCATCGGCGGCCTTTTTTTCGGCGGCGGCTCTCTGCTGTGCGGCTGATTCTGCTGCGGCCTTTCGGTCGGCGTTTTCCTTTTGCCATTTCCAGTATAGCTCTGAATTCGCCTTATCCATGGCAAGGTATGCGGCTTCCCGGTCCGCTGTAGTCTGTAATTCGGTGTTTTTTTCCTTCAGGTCGGCAAGCTGGCGCTTCCCCTCCGCCGTTATGTCCTTACTTTGCATGAGGATTTCGTATACAAGGCCCTTTTCCTGGCCAGTCTCGGCGGAAATGTTTTTTATTGTCTGTAGCCAGTTTGTATGCACGGAAAGCCCGGCCTTGACGCCATCGGCAAGCCCGCCGTACTTGAAAGACAGAATGTCAACGTTTACCACCTGGTCGGAGGTTGCGGCAACTGCCTTCAGTGTGGCGCCTTCAACCTTTTTGACTATATCGATGAATCCGGCCATCTTGGCGCCAGTGGCACCGATGGAAATGGCAAGCTCCGCGTATTGTTCCCTGATCCGTGAAGCGTCCGCGGCCTTCTGTCCGTCCGTTATAGCGCCAACAAGGGCGGCGGCAACGGCGGCGGCGGCTCCGATTGCGGCGCCGATGGGTCCGAAGGCCAGCGCGCCGGCGGCGGCGGCGGTCCCTATCATGGTGAATTGTCCGGGGACCTTGCCCAGAAGGTCAACTACTCCGTTGATTATAAACGATACCGCCGTGATAGCTCCGCCCATTGTCGAGCCGATGCCATCGGTGGCGGCCTTCCCTACCTGTGTGATTTCGGCGGCCAGCGAGGTAGTGGCTTCCTTCAGGGGTCCCATTGCGCCTTCGGTCATACGGCCTAGCATCTGGTCCGTGGCGTCGGTCAAGTTTGATTGCGCGCCGGCCAAGGTCTGCGCCTGTAACGCCATCATCTGGTAGAATTTCCCGCCTGCGCTGGTCATGTTGGTGAAGGCTTTTTCAATCTCGGGGAAGCCGATTTTTCCCTGTTCCGCCATCTTGCGGATTTCGCCGGTCGATACGCCCATTGCCTTGGCCAATTCGTCGAAAATTGGCACGCCGCGGTTGGCAAACTGGTTCAAATCCTGGGTCATGGCCTTTCCCTGGGTCTTGATCGTACCGAATAGATACGCCATGTCCCCCAGGGGCGCGCCGATACCGCTGGCCACGTCGCCGACCATAGTTATAGTGCGGGTGATATCGCCGGCGGCCACGCCGAAGGCCACCAACTGCTTTGCGGCGGCTTGCACGTCCTTAAATTCAAGGGGGGTCTTTGTCGCTAGTACCTGAAGGCTCTGAACCATGTCCTTTGCTTTTTCAGCGCTCCCAAGCATGACGCCGAAGGCAACGCGGGCGTTTTCCATGGGCTTGTTGAATTCGATTCCCTGAACGGCGGCGCCCATGGCAACGGCGCCAACGGCCAAGCCCTTTAGGTACCCGCTGATTTTGTCGGTTGACCCTTTGACGGCCTTCTCTCCGGTGGCCATCTTGGCCTGAAGGTCGGTCACGTCGCCCTGAAGCCTTACAACAAGTTCCGCAATCGTTTCGGCCATGGGGTCCCCCGTCTAGAAAAAGCGGTCGAATGCCGCTACGGCGGCGTCATTGTCGTTTATTACGTCCGCCCCCCCGATGAGGTCCGCGGCGCTCCCCCCGTTTTGGAGGTGTACTATGCTTTCCGCGAGGTTCACGCGGTTGTACTTTTCCAGTCTATCATACTCATCTATCAAGGGTAAAAGGTGCCGCGGGGTAGAAAGCCAGAATTCCCGCCCTTTTATCCCAAGCGCCGCGGCGCGCACCTGAAAGTACAGGAACGGCCACGGCTTCGCCTCTTGGCTCTCTACGGCGTAGGGTCCGCGTCTGCCGTGCTGGCCTCCGTGTCGGGGAGGTTCCCGTTTATCGCGGCATAGATAAGGTCGCCCAGCTTCCGGAATTCCTCAATGCCAACGGCGGCTTCCATAGCAGTCTTGACGGCGAAATTCGGGACGATTTCGTCCCCCACGGTAGTGTGGGCGTCCGGGTTGTGTAGTATCCCGGCAAAAATGAAGTCCGCCACAACGGCTGTACGGTAGCTTTCGGTGGACGATTCGGTAAAAACCGGGTTCCCTTCGGCGTCCTTTTCCTGTTTCGGTTCCGCGCCCGGGGCATCCGGGGCCTTCATCTTGGGGACCTGGAAGGTCAAGGTATACGTGAGTTCCTTCAGGGCGGCGGAAAGGCTTCCGTACTTTTTGTCTATGTACTTCAGGCCAAGCATTGTAAGGTGAAATTCGCGGGTCTTGTCCAGTTTTACTGTCGCCGAATAGGCCATCTCGCTTCCTTTTGAGAGAAAAGCCCCCAGTCCTTGCAACCTGGGGGCCATATCGGATTAGAACGTCAGTACCTTCCCGGCCTGCGTTACCTTCACGCTGGAATTGTCGAAGATATCGTGGATGATAGCCGCGATATCCTCCGCGCCGGTAAAGGCAACGGTAGGCGTGAATTTGATCGTCACGGTAGTACCCGCGCCCGATACGGCGTAGGTGCCGGCGCGGTTCATTCCGCCGGTGGCATCCGTCACGCCGAAGTAAGCCGCGGCGCCATAGGCGGCGTCGATGCTGAAGGAAGTGGCGGAAACCTTGCTGAAGGTCGCCACGATCTTTCCGGCATCTCCCGCGGTTCCCTTGGCGATGGCCACGGAAAGGGCGGTGGTGTCGGACGTCTGGAAGTAAGGCGCATTGAAATACGCGGTGATTACTCCCGCGGGGGCGTTGCTATCGTCGGTCCGAAGCTTGTTTCCGTAGAGGTTGTTTGCCTGCAAGGCGACGAATTTCCCCTTCAGCTCCAAATACTGGGGGTTTATGCTCCCCTTTTTGGTTTCGTGGCTTCCATCGGCCTTAAGGAATTTCCCCTTGTAAAGCCAATAGTACGTGAAGCCTCCGCCGGTCATAAGCACCTTGAAGCCGATTGCTACCCAAGGGGAAGCGTCTACGGCGTTCATGGCTATGGATCCTGAGGCATAGGTGTGGCCAAGGATGCGCGCCTGGTCTTCCGGGGGAAGGTCGGCAACCGATATGGTTACGTCGATTTCCCCGACGGTTTCCGCGGTATCCCTGGCGGCATCGTCGCCGAAAATGGTGACGGCTGACCCGTTCAGGTTCACTTCCACCTTATCCAGAAGTTTAGGGAAGGGGTAAATGGTGCCATACGTGGGGGTCCCGGCCAGCACGTCCGAAGCCTCATTCAAGAGGCTGTAAACCATGTCGGAAGCTCCTATCCTAATCCTGTTTGCCATAGTGCTTTTCTCCTTTTACGGGGCGATATCTTCGCCGCGTAGTATACCTTCGAATTTGAGCGCTGTCTCTGTCAATCCTAGGGCGGTTGCGTCCATAGGGGTTGATCCGGTCATGGCAAAGGCGGCGCCGATCATGCAAGCCCGGACGGCATCGCATAGCGTATCCCCTGAATCGTCCGCGCTGGTATAGACGTTCACGGTGACGCGGGCGAGAAAGGCGGTTGCTACGTTGTCAAGAAAGATATCATCTTCATATTCCGCTTGCCATGCTACTTCCGGGGCCTTTGGGACCATGAACGGGCGGAAAAAAGTCACCGCGGCGCCCAGGGCTACTATTGCGGCATCGGTGGAAAGCTTGCCAAAAATCCAATCCGAAGCCTCTTTGTGCGTCACGCTTTGGCCTCCTTTGCCGCCGTTTTCATGGCGGCGCGTATCATGTTCACTATTTTGGCCTTGTTCATGGTCAAGCCCTGACCCATGAACGGCCTGGGCTTCACTCGACCATGGCCTTTTTCAAGGTCCCGTGAATAGGCGGCAAGGCTGGCGCATTCGCCTATGAAAACGCCGAAGCTCCGGAAGGTTCGCGATGTTATGCGCGCCCGAAGGTTGCCAGTCACCACGGCGGGGGGCATTCCCGGCTCGCTGGGGCTGGGGTGGCTCATGTTCGCCTTGATATACCCTTCAAGTAGCAAGGTGCCGGCGAAAATGGCCTTTTCCACTCGGTTGGCGCTCCGCTCACTGAACAAGCGGAAGCCCCATGCGGCGCGCTCCGCGTTTTCAATTATCCCGCTCACTTTCACGCTACGCCCCCTGAACCGGTACGAGATAGCATTCGAAGTGCTGGGGCCACTGGGCGGCGCCTGTCACGTCATAGAGTACGCCCTTGACGGTCGCCCGCCATCCTACGGCCACGGCTGAACAGTCCTTATAAATAAAGGCTTGCATTGCGTCCGTCTTTGTGGTGTCGTACCCTTGCGGCCCTACGGCTTGCCCCTGGCCTCCACCCTTTGCCGGCTGTACCCTTCCCATGCGAGTCAAGGCATCGGTAAAAGTCCGGACGGCCTTCCCTTTGCTGTCTTGCCCCATGGATGGGATTTGAAAGTATATCACGGTGAAATCTACCACGGCGCTACCTTGAAACCTTCGTCTGGCCGATAGGCCGGAGCATTCCGCAAAGTACGGCGTTTATCATCTGGTACGTTTTCAACGCCGCGCCGCCCGCGTAGGTATCCGAGATTGCCCCCTCGCTGTGGCTTTTCACGGTCCCCTGAAGTCCGGGAGGCATCAAGTCCCCGCCCAGGGCTATCACGGCTGCTTCATATACGGCCACCTTTAGGCGAAGCGGAATTCCTATAAACGGGTATCCCCGCTGGTATGCGGTGTTCCCGTATACGTCCGGGTCGAAGGCGTCAAGGCGGGGCCATGCAAGGGGCTGTAAGGCGTTGACCTTCCGTCCCTTGAATAGCTCGCCATAGCGCGCGTCGATGTAGGCGGTGGCCCTTATCAATGCGGCTTGCTTGACCGTTGCGCTCCCCGTCCATTCCGGGTTGCCACGCTCCGAAAAATAGGCGGTGGCCTCCGTATCGCTGGCGTAGGAATTCGCGCCGGGGGTGTAGTTGTACCCTGTTGAGGTTTCAACTATGAAGGCCATGGCCTACTTTTCCCCCTTGGCGTCGGCCTCCAATTCTGCTTTGGCCTGCGCCACGGCCTCCGCCAAGCGCTCCGGCTTCCACCTGGCCAGAATCGACGGGGCGGCTATCTTCAGGTCAGCGGCCTCTTTTAAGAGAGCAAGGCGCGCGGGGTCCACGTTTTCTTCCTCTTCGAAGCGCTCGTGAATCTCGGGGTCGAAATCCTCCGCGTTTATGTTTTCGAAGCCATGGGGGTTCCCATCGACTATAGCGGCCTTGATCTTCACGGTAGGGCATTCCATTCTGTTTTTCTCCTTTGCAACGGCTTGCAGCCTTGCGGGTAGCTGGAAAAAGGGCGGAAGGTTTCCCCTCCGCCCTTCACGTCTACTGGTTGCCTAACAGGATGCCGGCGTGTTCGCCCTTGACCATGTAGGCGCCCCAAACGAGGGAAACCTGATACATGGTCTGGAAATACTGCTTGTATTCCGCCACGTCAAAGGCCAGGCCGCTGAAAGGGTCCTGGACAATCTCGTGAACGCCAAGGTCCCCGCCATCCGGAAGCGAGGGGGCGCGGGTGGAAAGCACAATGGCGTTGCGGCTGAAACAGGGCTGAAGCGCCGACGCGGCAATGGTGGTCATTACCTGCGCCGAAGTGGGGATGGCCTGGCGGAGTCCGGGCGCAGCGATTTTCAGGACGCCGGCGCCGCCGAGTACGTTCTGCACCACGTACTTATTGGTGTCGCCCGCAAACGTCACGATGTCACCGATGTCGGTAGCGCCGGACGTGTAGGTCATGGTGATATCCGTTGCGCCGATGGCATAGCCGCTGGCGTTGGTGGACATGACGGCATTCCCCGCGGCGGGTTTCTTGATCTGCGCCGATTCATGGATTTTGAAGCCCTGAAGGGTGCCAAGGTCCCCGCTCCGGAGCATGGCGTCCGTGCCGGCCTCGTTCACCTTGAAAAGCGTGTTCTGGATACCGCGAAGGTTGGCGGCGCTTCCCGAGTTGAGGACCATGTGAAGGTCGGACATGGGAGCGCCGTTGTCCTCAAGGATTTTCCGCATGGCGGCGATATCCGAAAGGTTGCCGGCGGTGGCAAAGGGCGCGGTGTTGGCGGTGCCGAAGGCGCGGGAAGCGTTGGCCACAAGGGCGCAGAGGTCGCTTTCCAGCGCGTTGGTCACGGAGCGGAAAATCTGCGCGAAGCTGTCCCGCATAATCCGCTCGTACTTGCCGCCATTCTGAAGCCCGCGCACGTCCTCGCCGGTCCAGAAAAAGGAGTCCCCGTAGAATTTGTTCAGAGTGAACGATCCGGGGGCTATCGTGCGGTTTCCCGGCTGGGGCGGCACGTTGGCGGGGGTGATGGCTCCGGCGGTACTGCCGGGGGTCACGGGCCACGATATGGTTTCACCGACCGCGGCGCGGCTGGCCTCGCTGTCCCGGTTCACGGCGGGAATCATTCCGACCATTTCGCGGGACACCACGTCAAGTGATTCGTAAATGGTGGGCAAAAGCCCGGTCAAAGTGTTTGCCATGTTCTAGTCTCCTTTGGTCCGGGGGCCTATTCGATGCGCCCGCCGGCCTTTGAAAATTCCATCCTGGCGCCCTGTTCAAGCGCCAAGAATTCAGATTCGGAAAGGGTCTTGCGCCCTGCGGCTCCCTTCCCGGCTCCGCCCTGGGCGCCGGCTCCGGCGGACCCTTCGGCGGCGAAAAACGCTTTTCCCTGCTCGCTGGCGGCGAATTCCTTCGCTATCAAGTCGTCAAGGGAAAGCTTAACGTCCTTTCCGTCCTTTTTCACGGTGGCAACCGCGCGGCGGATGTCCCCCTCGCTTTCAATGCTTGTCACGCCCTGCTCACGAATAAGGGCTTTTACGGCGGCCTTGTACTGGGGTAGCACCTTCGCTTTATCAAGCGCGGCGTCGATCCCGGTATCAATCAAGAGTTTGGAAACCGCGGCGCGCTCCCCGTCAAGGGCGGCGGCGTGGTCGTCTCTGTCCTTCAGCGCGGCCTTGATCGCCTTCTCACTTTCCCGGCTTATTTTGTCAAGCTGGGCCTGTAAGTCGTCTATTTTGTCCCGCGCCTCCGCTAAGTGAAGTTCCGCTCCGGTTTTGGTTGACCGCTTTTCTTCAATAAGCTCCTTGTTTTTCTTCACAAGGGCTTCAATGCTTGCTGCCTGTTCCGTTACCTGCGCCTGAAGTTCTTCAAGTGTCGCCATAAAAATCCTCCCCGCTCCGGCTCTGCCGTGGGCGTTTGCGGCCACTGGCCGCGTATATTTGAAACCGGCGCCGCCGGATTCATGCGATTCAAAGGCCGGGGGTCATGGCCTTTAGGTCTTTCAAGGTGACAAGCTTTCCGGACCTGTCCACG